CCCGTGTACAGGCTGCCCGAGAGAATCGTGAGGATACCGCTTTCCAGAAGTTACTGAGAGAGCGGGAAGACGATGCGAGATACAGGGGTGCAGATAGTGCGGATATGTATCGTAATCTGGGAGCAGCCTATGAGCGGGCTGTCGTAGCTGCCAGTACCTTAAAAGAAAATATGGCAGATATTCGTGCTTCTCGTAAACTGAGTAAAGCTTCGGATGAAGCGATGAGAAAATCCTTGCAGCAAATAGATCGTATTAAAGCGGCTATTGCTGCGGATGAAGGAGCAACCTTACCATCTGTTCACCTTGGTCGTGGACGAAGAATCGTCGAATTAACTCCTACTGATGAGCCGATTGGTCCGAGAGTATTCCAGGATCTGGACGCTTACGGTAGGCCGCGTAATGTACCGGAAGGTTACTATGATGATCCTCGAAGAATTGAAGCTTATATCCGTGCGTTAGATGAAGAGATTGGTACTGTTATAAATCACTGGGAAGCAACAGCAAAGGAATTAGATGCACTCGAAGGTGCTAAGATAGGATTCCAAAGACTGGCAGTAGAAGCACAGCAGGGGGTTGGTACTGCCAAACAGTTGCAGGTTGAGCAGTTTAGAGCTGATCGTGATCTAGTCCTTGCCCAGAATGAGCTTGACTACGCCAATGTGGAACGAAACCGATTAGAGCGAGTTCTCAGACAACAGGCCCAGTCCCAGCAACGTAATCTTACGGATGCAGAAAGACGGTTACTTCAGAATGAACTTAGTACAGATAAGATTCGTGGGGAGATTGCTGCATACGAGACAGAGTTAAAAGATCTATCAGCCCAGTGGAGATCGGCATTAACAATATCAAAAAGTCCTCCAGAGGATATGTCGGTCATACCTCTTCCTGGACTGGGTGGATATTACTGGCCGGATACGATGGCACAGGCTGCTCGTAAGTATCTCATACAAGATCCTAACCTGCCCGGTGGTAGGGCAAAGAGCGTTTTCCAGGGATTCAACTCGGTGTACAGGGCTGCCAGGGGAACTCTAGATAACTCGGCTATGTTTGTTCACCTGTTACTACGGTTCTACGATAATCCCCAGTCATGGCAGAGGGTAATGCGATTAACATTCCAGGCATGGGGAGTTCCGCTTGGAGATATGGGGGTATCAGCGGGACGAGGGGAGAGAGCAATTGATTCCTTCTTCCGTAACTTCGATGACATGGCTGCTCAAACAGGGCGAATGTCATCAAGAGAATGGGCTTCATACGGTCTGGCTATTACAGGATCAGAGACAGAGTTCTCGTTAGGGCAAGGGGCAACTCGTGCTTTAGGAGACCTACCTGGTATCCGTAATGCTAACCGTGCATTTGGTGCAGCCGGTGATGCTGCCCGTCTTGAATGGGCTGATGATTACCTGTCTGGCATGATGCGTAAGCAGGGGAGAACTCTCGCGGATCTCAAGGCAAGTGGTGATATGGAAAAGGTAGCTCGGGCAGTTAACGGAGCCACCGGCTGGTCTCCTCGTAGGTTCGGGGGGAATATCGGTGACATGCTTCTGTTCGCTCCGAGATTCTTCCAGTCACGGCTTGAAACTCTAGGGAGGGCTATACAGGGAACACCTCTTGGTGGAGTCAGGTTCGATGAGAATCCATCTTCATGGAGGTTACACAAGTCACCCGCAACTCTTGAGCAGCAACTTGCCGCTCGGTCCATGATGAAGATGATTGGAATAGGTACGATGCTAACTGTTGGGGCTAATGCCATGATGGGTAGAGATACAGATTTCAATCCTCTACGTAAAGTCCGTGCGGGAACTAAGGATGAGAAGTGGGTACGTAATACTAACTTCATGCGAATCCGAGCCCCCTCTGGGAATGACGTTTCATTGTTTGGTACGTGGGATTCCCTGATTGGAGCCATGATTACTATGGGCTTGGGCAATGACAAGAGCTGGTCTAGTCATGCCGATGCCTACCGCAGTATGTCATCTGGTGTAGTCAGTAACGTATGGGATTACATGACAGGTGCTGACGCTATGGGCAGACCTACCGGATCTGGATGGGGAGAGGAAACCGACTGGCAGAGAATGGCCGGTCACTTCCTACAGAATATGACCCCGTTCTTTGCGGATGATATGTCACGAAATGTAACTGAACTCGGACAGGATATATCGTCCGGTAATATCGGTAAGGCCGTTGCGTCTACTGTAGAACTGGTCGGGTTTGAATTCCAGGGTGGTAAGTCCTACCACATGTCGGACAACGAGGTACGCTCTGAGCTACGACAGGCTAGGGGACAGGAGTTATTACGGACTGGTATGTTTGACAATCTTCCTGACGAGGAACTGGAAGTAATCGAAGACGTTCTAGATACCAGCACATGGAAGTTCCATGAACACTGGCACAGGTTACCCGGCGATGTGCAGGTTATGATTAACGATGACCAGTTAATCCGTGATAAGACAGAGGACATAGCTGAACGTAGGCGTGAAACCCTCGATCCATTCCAGGGCTATCTCGATGAGAAAGAGCGATTAGACCAGGAGAAGACGGACGCTATAGAACAGGCATGGGCTCTGGCGGGTGAAGTACCCAGCCGATCCTTCCGCAAGTTCTTAAAGAATATCAACACCAGTCATCGAGATAAGGTCACTGCTCTTGAGAACTCGGATGAGTACAGGGATGTCCTCGATAATACCAGGGAAAGAGATGCTGATGAGGCCAAGTTCCAGCAGACAATGACCAGGTACTTTGACATCTTTGCAAGTACAGAGATCGAAGATGCACTGGGCAGAATAGATTACGACAAGCGAAACGAAATGTTCGAGGCACTTGAGAAAGAGGTGGGGAAGCCCATGTTTGATCGAGTGCAGGAATTTCTAAATAGAAACCAGCATCCCGGCGAGAAGGCGGTACGAGATATACAGGATACTCTCCGGCCCTACTGGGAGATTGCGGGTAAGATCAGTGAGGCTATCTTGAAGAGTCCTGATTACCAGGATGTAGAGAAGCGTTTGCTTCTTAGCTATATAGATGCCGGCAATAAGAACACCCCGGGTGTTGAGAGATTCTGGCGTATGACTGCTGATCAGGTAGGATCTACTATTGTAAAGGATTATGATTCCGCTGTTAGCGATACTCGTACTTTCATGCGTAGCTCATCAAGCGAGTCAGGCATGAGGTACGAAGACTCGGACAAGATAGACCAGGCACTTGTACTGGGTGAGTACAGCTTACAGCCTAAGACACTGGCGGGGTTCTTTGGTCAATCTGATCTACTTGAAGCTGGTCTACGGTAGACATAACTATTGACATATATACACTATATGCATACCATCTAGGTATGATCCCTCCCCAATAAGGAGCATCATGCAGGAAAGATTAGAGGAAGTCCAGGAAGAGATACAGGATCTCACGCCGACAGAACAGCCGGCGGGGGAGCCTACAGCAGAGCCCGATTACAGGGCGAAGTCTGAAGAACTGGAGGCCCAGATCGTCAAACTAGAAAACGATCTGAGATCCAGAGAAGGGCAACGTCGGAAAGAGTCGGACCGCGATGCAGAGCTATCTGGTTTAAGGGATGAGCTGGGGGCTGTCCGAAGAATGTTTGCCGAGTTAGCTGCCGGTATGAGCAGTGGCAATCTTGAGGCTGTAGCTGCCCAGACATTACAGACGAATCAGGAGCTAGATAGGAGCCAGGCTGATCGGAACTGGAACTCCCGTTACAACGGGGAACAGGAACGATTGCTAGCCACGGTCTGTGAAGATGACAAAGAGACTCTTCGCATTAGCGAGGCTGATGCTCAAGTCATACAGGACAAGTGGAAGATAGCCTGGGAAAAAGCTCAGCAGGGTAACTTTGATGAAGTCTATCAGACTCACATAGAAGCTCATGCTATGGTGCTGAAAGAAGAAAGGCGTAAGTCCGGAGAGGAAAAGCAACGGCTTCGTGATGAAGCCAAGACTGCCGGTAAGAAGGCGTTGGAAAACGCTGGGATAGCAGACCTTGATACAGGGGCTGCCATAGCTGGTGGTAACGAACCTCTTAGTGGAGCCGCCTTAATTGAACGAGGTCTAAGAAAACAATTAAATACTAGACTCTAGGAGACCGACAATGCCAACTCTTAGTGAATATCAGAAGTTGGCTAACGACGATGTAACGGCTGGTATTTTTGACAATATCATCACGGCATCTGAATTAGCCCCACTATTACAATTTAAATCTTTTTCCGGTAACTCTCTTGTTTACAACAGGGAGAATACCCTCGGTGCGGCAGCTACTCACCAGATAGGAGATATCTGGTCAGACACAGAGCCCACCTACACTCAGAAATCTGTAGCCCTTAAAACGGTAGGGGTGCAACACCCACTCGATAAGTTTGCTGAACAGACTGCCGATAACGTGCAGGGTCAGAAGGCTGTAT